CGCGTCAGGGAGACCGTGCTCCAGATCGCTATCCGTGACGTGTCGGCCGAGTGGAAGGCGCGAGCCCAGATCGCGGCCTATCTCGTGGACGCCGGCCCGCAGGAAGGAGACCTATGACCCCGCGCGAAGCGGCAGGGAAGCGATTGGCGGAGGCGTTCCGAGAAAAGTACCTGGCCTGCAAGGCGCTGGGCTGGCCGTGGTATCCCAATACGGTCGACGAGTTGGCCTTGATCGCAGCCGAGGCAATCGACGCGGCACTGGACGAGCACCACTGCGGGTGCTGTGACGGCGGCTGGGATGGAGAGATAGACCCGTGGGACGCCGTGCTCCCGTCGAAGGAGGCAGTCAAGTGATCACCCGAGGGCTCGCCCCCGCGGCTCCGGCACCCGCCACTGATCCCGCCTCGCCGCCGGCACCACCCGTCTCCATCGCCCCCGCCCCCGGGACGGGGCTCGAGGCGCGCTCGGTCTCCACCCGCTCGATCGGGACCGAGCAGTATTCGACGATCCCCAAGTCCTTCCCGCTGATGGGGCTTCGCTCGCAGGGCACGATCCGGGACGCGCACCGGGCGACCCAAGCCGCGCAGTCGAAGGCCGACGCCCCGCCCGGACGCGTCTCCCGCTCGGATCCGAGCCAGTACGAGGAAGCGCTCCTTGGCCAGTATGCGACCCCGCCCTTCGATCTCGACCGACTGACGGACATGCTCTATGAGTCCGACACCTACGACTCGATCATCCGGCAGTTCGCGCTCGATGCGTGCTCGGGCTGGACCCTGATCGATGCCGCCGAAGGGGCCCCCGATACGAGCCCCGGCAATCCCTCGACGGGTGACGATACGGCCGCCCGCGAGCAACGGCTTGCCGCCGAGCGGATCCTCGACCAGATGTGCTACGACTTCGACGCGCAGCACGTCTCCTTGACCACGTTCTCCCAGTTCCTCGTCAAGGATCGGAAGGCGACGGGGAACGCGCATAACGAGATCGTCAGGGACGAACAAGGCAAGCCCACGCAGTTGATTCACATCCCGTCGCGCTTGATCCGCCGGGGGCTCGACGGCCGGACCTTCTTGCAGCTGGACGAAATGGGCAGGCCGGCCGCCTTCTTCCGCCGCTTCGGCGCCGAGATCCAGCCGATCGATCCCGTGACCCTGCAATCCGAAACACCGTGGGCTTACGTGAGCCGCGAAGAAGCCATGACGATTGCGGGTGCCTTCGGCCCGGGTGAGCTACCGGGCCCCGGGCAGCGGGTCGGTGACTTGAAGCGCGAGCTAACCGACTTCAAGATCTACCACCCGCGCGAGCGCTATTACGGAATCCCGCCGATTGTCTCGGCCTTCAATTCGCTCGTCGGCAACATCTTCGCGAGTAACCGTAACGTGCGCTTCTTCGTGAACCGCGGCATGCCCGATTGGCTCGTGATGATCAAGGCTTCTTCGGCCGCGTTCTCGGATCCTGACACGCGCGAGAACATCATCGACCGGATCCAGAACACGATCGAAGAGCACATGAAGTACATGATCGAGGGCGAGGATCACCGCACCTTGACGCTCCGGGTCCCGACCGATGGCTACGATGTCGTGTTCGAGAAGCTCGGCGGCGAGCCCAACGATCAAGAATGGTCGGGCTACCAGATCGCGAACCGGGACAACATCATCCATGTGTACGGGATGCAGCCCTCGAAGCTCGGGATCATTGAGACGGCTTCGCTCGGTACGGGCTCGGGGGAGACGCAGGACGAGACCTACAAGCGCTCTCAGATCGACCCCGAGCAAGCGGTGCTCGAAGCCTTCTTCGATATCATTCTCGATGAGCTCGGATTCGCGGCGATCGACTTCAAGTATGACGAGATCGACATTCTCGACGAGCAGCGGGAAGTGTCGATGCTCGTGGGGGTCGCATCCACGGGGGCGCTCTCGATCAATGACATTCGCGCATGGGCATCCATGATCGTCAAGCATTTGGACTTCCCACCAGATGATTCTGAGGAAGCGACGATCCCGATCCGGTTGCTCGATCTCCAAACGGCTGGGCTCTTGGCGCGTGCGGGCGGAGACGCCGGGAGTGCGATGGCCTTGCCCGGCCAGCGCTCGGGGACGCTTTCGAGAATCGCCGGCATGTTCGGGCTCGGTGGGGGCGATAGTCGCCAGTCACCGGAGGATGCGTTGACACGGCTCCGGCAGGGGACGACGCGGGTCAGCGATCGCGTGGCTCCGCGCCGGCCGCCGCAGCCTGCGGGGAACGGACAGCAGCCATGAGACGGTTTCTACTGGAGCGCTTGGTCGATGAGAGTGGCGCAAGCGGCACCGGATGGGTAGCAGAGGGCATACAGTTCACGAATGGACTTTGCGCGCTGACGTGGCGCACGGCACCCGGTGGACTCAAGTTCGGAGAATGGTCATCGGGCGCCATCTACCCGAGCCTAGCGATGGTGGAAAAAGTGCATGGCCACGGTGGCCTAACCCGCGTGCGATTCATTGACGAGAATGATCCGCCCCACGAGCTTGGATGCGACATGATCCGGTACGGGACGACCATTCATTGCTCTTGCGGGTTAGGGCTCAAGGCTAGCAGGGAAGGCGTTGGATCTGCGACCTGATCCCCGCTTTCGGCGCCAGCTTTGGACGCCGCCGAGTGCCGCACCCGAGCGGCGCGAACAGAAGCTCATGGCGCTTATCTGCCCCAAGTGCAAGCTCAGCTTTTCGGCGCCCAAGGAATACGCGATGGCGATCTGCGAAGCCGACGAGCCGCCCTTCGTCGGCGATGGGCGCGGGTGCGGCTGGCTCCTTGGGCTCGAGCCGCCCTACGCTTCGGGGTCCCACGGGCGCGCCTTTGCCGTGATCGATATGAAGATCGATCCCGCAACAGGCAGGCATGATAAGCAGCTCTACGTCGAAGGCTGGCGGCGTATCGTTGAGCATTGGGAGAACCGCGGGCTCGCCAAGCGTGAGACCGATTCGGAGGGCAAGGTGATCGGCATCAGGATGCCGACCGTGGCCGACTTGCCCAGCGCTCTCGAACAGTCGGAGAATTGATGGCTCGGGGATCGGCGATAGTCGTGTCCACTCGCTCCGCGGCGCGCCGCTTACCCGAGCCGCCCTCTTTGGATTCGCCCCGGCTGCGTCGGCCGACCTCCCTTGTCCGGCCGGCACGTGCCCTGCGTCAGGCGTTGAATCGGGACTTCTCGCGTACGGCGGCAGCTATCACCCAGGTTCTCTCTCGCTCTGGGTCCCTGGAACGGCTCCACCGTGACGCGTCTCGACGTCTGGCGGCCGAGGCGAAACGCGCAAAGGGCCCAGTCGGGCGAGGCGGCCGGCCCCTGGGCCCCGAGCGCACCCGCCAGCTGCAAGGCATCTTTGAGCTGGACGAATTGAAGGCCGTGGGCTCCCTCCTGGCCGACGATGAAGACGCCTTTCGGCTCGCGATCACGGAATCGCTGGATGACGCCTACGTCGATATGTTCGAGGTGGGGGGCTCGGCCGCGCGTCGGGCGCTGGGCGTTCGGGGGGCCTTTCGCCTAGAGAGCCCGGCCGTGGCCGAAGCCCTGTCCCAACGAGCGAACCTGCTCGCCGGGAACGTGGCCGATGACGTCTTCGAGCGGTTGAAGACCGTGCTTGCCGAGGAGTTTTATTTCGCGGGCAAGGGTCCGTTCGAGGTCGCGCGCACGTTGCGGGGCGAGTTCGACTGGTTGACGAAAGCGCGCTCGGAATTGATCGCGCGCACAGAGACCGGTGCGATCGTCAGCGAGGCGAGCTGGATCACGTACTCGGCATCGGGCGTACCGTTTAAGCGCTGGCTCGCGACACTCGATGGCAAGGAAAGGGAAGATCACTTCGAGGCGCACGGCCAGATCCGCGCGATCGATGAGCCCTACGACGTGGGCGGCGAACAGCTCATGCACCCACTCGACCCCGCGGGGAGCGCCGCTCAGGTCTGCAATTGCTTCCCCGGTTCAACGCTTGTTTCCGGTCGCGTTGAGGCTGGATTGCGAGTCGAATATATAGGGCCGATGCTTGAGATAACCACCGCGCGGACGGGGCGCCGGCTGACCGTTACTCCGAATCACCCCATACTGACCAATCGCGGATTTGTCCCGGCGTGCCAATTGAGAAAGGGTGATGACCTGGCCTGCTACTCGACCGTAATCGAACGGCAGCTTAGTAGAATTGGGATCATGGACAACGAATATGAGCATCCAGCCCTGATCGAGGATATATTCCACGCGCTTCGGGCGGCAGGACATTTGAACGCGCGAGAAATTGCAGTTGATGATCTCCACGGCGACGCGCGCTTCGCCAATGGCAAGATCGACATTGTAAGGGCCGATGGGTTCCTGGCAAGAGACGGATTCACCGAGCAACCGCAGAACATTGGCGAGCTGGAGTTCGTAGGCGCCAACGTTCAAGAGTCGCTGACAACGAGTAATAGCCTGAGCGGCCTGTACTTCCATGGAAACAGTGCGGCCTCGACTTGCGCGCCAAGCGCCGGAACATTGGCGCTCGACAGCGGCTCGGTCCTTTTTCAGGATAGACCATTTGAGCAATTCCGCTTCGGATCGGCCGCGAAGCTTGATGCCTCTCGCTTTGAATCGCTTCGTGAGAATGACCCGATCGACGCCCGTTTTATCGCTGATCTTTTTCAGCGAGGTGCCGGCCAGGTATTCTTTGATCCAGTCTTCGAGATCAGGGAGTTCACGTTTGCGGGTCATGTCTACGATCTCCAATCGCCCTTGGGCTGGATCGTAGCAGATGGCATCATTAGTAGCAATTGCCGCTGTGATGAAGTGCCAATCGTGACGGCAGATCAAGCCTTCTCTGATGCCGACGTCTGGGACGGGTCGAACAATCCCGATCAGTTTGCGCGGGAACGGCTCGCTGATCCTGATCGCCCACCACGGCAGCAGGGGCCCGATCCCTCATCGACCGATGATCTCGACTTCGCCTTCCCGGAGGATGAGTGACGGAGCCCGCGAAAAACCGCAAGTGGGCGAATCGTATGCTCGCTTCGGGTCTTTGCGTCCGGTGCGGCAAGCCGCGCGAGCACTACCTGCGGACCTGTGATGCGTGCGCCAAGAAGGACACGGCGCGCACCCGGAAGCGGACGGGGAGCAAGGTCTGGCGGCCCGGCGGTCCCGGCCGGCCGCCGAAGGTGAGGCGCGACGGCATGGCGGAGCAGAAGCCAAAGGTCGGTGAGTGAGTGCGGATTGGCGGACGGAGCCGCGATCGCCTGGAGCGGCAGCGTGAGCGATTGCGCAGGGAAGGGTGGGAGCCGCCAAAGCCGGATCCAGGCCTCGATCAACCGCTACGGCTCATGGATGTCCGTTGCGGAAAATGCGGCGCCAAGATCGCTGAGGTTGCGCGCAACGGACCCGGCGATATCATTCAGTTGGCGCCCGACCAGATTCAATTCGAGGGCGAGTTGCCGCATCCCTGGACGGTCGTGGTGAAGTGCGAACGTTGCCGCCAACGGCGGGCATTAATCCACCACCCTCCGGGCCCTCCCGGTCGCAATGGCCAAAAAAATCCTTGACACGCAACTAGAAGTGCCGTAACAAGTCGCCACGTATCTCCAGTCGCGAGGCTCACGAAGCCCTGCCCGAGCGCAAGCCCGGGCGGGGCTTCTATCTTTTGGGGGGACGAGTGCAAGGGACGAAGGCCGAGGACCCGCACTACCACGAAGTCCCGCTGCCGGATGGAACCATCGTCCCGACCGGGCCCCCGATCGCCGAGCCGGCCACCGCTGCCGCGGCGGCGCCGGATTCCTATTCCTACTCGACCCCGCAGGACGGCAAGCGCGAGTACGTGCGCGACGATCACGGCCGGTTCTCGTCCGAAGGCGCTGGCGGGGCCGCGAACGATGCGCTCGACGCGCGCGGGGTGGCGCTCGCGGTTGCTGGCACGACGAACCCGCAGGAAGCGGCCGCCGGCCGGCAGCGCTTGGCAGGGCTCGTGGACCGGGCGACCGCAAGGGCGCGCTCGACCCTCGGCCGTGAGCACCCGGCGACCCGGACCTTGAGCGCCATCTCCAGCCGGGCGCGGACCGCGGATGCGCGCGGGCTACAGACCTTGGCCGGCGAGCTTGGGCGGGTGAACGAGCGGCTAGCCGAAGAGGCAGCCGCCGGGAAGTCCGCCCCAGGAACGAAGGAGGATCGACGAGTGGAGCCCACCGATACGGATCCCGACGCAGAGAAGGCGGCGGCCGCCGGTGCCTACGCGACTCAGGACCCGGCGTCCCTTCCCGCCTACGGGCGCGAGATCTACGACCGGATGCACGATACGACCTTCCAGATGTTCGGCAAGGCCGACGATCCCGCGAGCGAGCGCTACGCTTCTGGGGTCGCTTGGCGAGCCGTGGCCCAGGCGTACGGCTTTGCGTCGGCACCCTCGGGGCCAACCAAGGCCGCTACGTTGCCGCAAGCAGCCGGGATGCGGCCCCCGGTCTCGGGCCACGGCCGTTTCGTTTCTGCCCCGACACAAGCGAAAGGCATCCCGTGGGGTGGCCCCGTCTTCTCGGAAGGCGGGTTCTGGATCGTGCCGGTCTCGCGCTCTCGCGGTGCCGAGAACCTCTACGACCGGATCGATAGCCGGGTGATCCCGGATTCCGGCGGCGCTGTCGTTCGCGTCGGGATCGGCCGCCCTAATAACCACAAGCAGATCATCGACGTCCGGGTGCCGAAGCGGATGGTGGACTCGACCCCGGGCGGCTCCGGGGCTTCGGGCTGGGTCCAGTGGAACATGGACATCATCCGCGCGATCGCTCAGTCGGACGTCTCCCCGGGAGCCTTGATCCGCCAGTCCGTGGTCAAGGCGCTGGCCGAGCCCTCCGCGCGCCTGGACGTCACGGGCTGCAAGTTCGTGACCTCGCCCGAGAAGGCGCAGGAGCGGATCACCTACGACGTCGTGTACGCGCCCTGGGAGGTGGATCTCCAGGGCCAGTACGCGACCGAAGATGAAGTCCGGAAGATGGCGCACGAGTTCATCGCCCGGAAGGGCGGCATGAACTTGATGCACATCACGGGGCTCAAGATGACGGACGGCCGCCCGGCCGGCGAGCCCGTCGAGTCCTTCATTGCCCGCGCTGGTGATCCCGACTTCCCCCGCGGCGCGTGGGTCATGGGGGTCAAGTGGCACCCCGAGGCCTGGGAGCAAGTCAAGTCGGGCCGGCTCACGGGCTACTCGATCGAGGGCCAGTGGGGCGTTGTCCCGCTCCATCTGGTCCCGTCGGCAGCCGAGATGGGGATGGCATGAAATCAATCAGGGAGCTGATCACCGGGGCCAAGGAGCTGGACTACGTGGGCGAGATCATCGCGGGTGAGGTAACGGCGGTCGCGGGCGTCGATCGACCGGCCACCGGGCGGCGCTGGCGCTTCTTCAAGGGCGCTCCTGGCTCCAAGGCGGGGATCTCCCCGACCCTCGCCCCGGGAGTCAACTACACCGAATGCCTCGCTGGCGGCGACATGCCGACCCCTACCCTCTGCGAGGCAGCGGGCCAGCCCGATGCGCTCGGCAATTTCACGGATGTCCTCCGGGCCGACATGGCGGGACACGACGCCTCGGTCGCCGATCTGAAGATGCTCCGCGAAGTCGAAGCCGCGATCGACGATGGGACGCTCGGCTTCAAGGCGACCTTCGAGGAGTGTGTCGACAGCGTTATGAGCCGTCCGGGATTCGAGCCGCAGGAAGGCCGCACGCCCGAGGAGTCGGCGCGGGCAATCTGCGCGACGAAGCCTGGCGGCCCGCAAGAAGGCAAGGAGGAAGGAAAGATGATCACGCGCGGACGGAAGTGCCCCGACGGGATCGTGCCCGAAGGCAAGGACGTGGTAGCTCCGCCGGTGCCTGAAGAAATGGCCGCCGACGTGCCGCTCGAGGACGAGGCGGCGGCAATCGAAGTGCCCTCGACCCCGACCGAATGGAGCCTCGCCGATTGCCTGACGCAGGCAACCGACATGGGGCTCCCGGAAGATGCCGCGGTCTCGGCCTGCCAGATGGTGCGGGGCGAGTTCGGCGACCCGAACGATGAGACGAAGATTCTCGTGCCCGACGGGACCAAGCCCGAGGGCTTGATCAATGCGGCGGCGATGAGCTTGGGGCTTGGGAAGTCGCTCAAAGTCGAGCCCACCGGGCCGCCGGCCGTCAAGTTCCAGGGCGAGAACCGCTGGCGCACGCTCTTCAAGCGCTTCTTGGGAATCCGTGAGCCGCGCCCCGGGCGGAAGCTAGTCGAGTATCTGCGGGGCGTCGAGTCCCGCGTGGAGGGACTCATGTCGGAGCATGCAAAGGCTAAGGATGACTTGCGGCTCGTGATCGAGCAGCAAGGCCAGATGATCCACGCGCTGGCGAACCTCGCCGGCTTTACCCTGCCGGCCACCGCCCCCGCTGCCCCCGCGGCCGCGGCCGAGCCCGCTCCCCCGCAGGGTTCCGGGAATCCGATCATGGAGCCTGCCAAGTCGGCGCCGACTGCCCCGGCCGATGGTGCCAAGGATGGTGCCGCGGCCGGGGCTCCGATCGTGGCGGCACCGTCTTCGGATGACCGGATCGCGCGGCTCGAGGCGACCGTGCAGGAGCTCGTGGCAGCGCTCACGGGTGGGGCCGGCCCGGCGATGGAAGAGCCCGGCGACAACGAGCTCCCGGACTTGGTGGGTGCCGGCGTCGCTGCCCCCTCGGCCGAGCCGAAGCGCGTGAGCGCCGCGACCCCGCCTCCGAACCGGCTCCTCCAGGCCAAGTGGGTCAACCCGGAACCGGTGGGCTCGACGGCCGGCGGCACCGAGTATTCCACCATCCTCGGCGCACCGGTCACCGCCTCGGAGCGGAACGCGGCGCGTAACGGCGGCGGGCTCCCCCGCATCGCCCGGCGATAAGGAGCAACCCCCATGAGTGCGACCTACTTCAAGTCGATGCACGTGGACGAGGACCCGCAGGGCCCGCCCAAGTTCTTTTCCGACGTGCGGCTTTCGGGTGCCGATCAGCTCCTCGCCCGCGATCCCGAGACGGTTGCCTTTCTCGCCAAGTGCTACGCCGAAAAGGTGACGCACCCGCCCGGCCAGCGCTGGCACATCTTTGCCGAGAAGCGGCTCGGCGCCTTCCTCGCGGCTCTCGGAGTCGATCTCGAGGAAGCGAAGAAGTTTGTCGGCGAACCGACGGACGTCCCGACCTACTGCGACTCGATGGAGCAGTCGGTCAAGATGTTCAACGGGGCGTCATTCCTTGCCAAGAATGTGTACGAGGTCTGCGCGCACCTTCGCAGCCGGCGAGCGCTCGCGCGTACGTAGGGAAACCACCCCGGGCATCACGGGACAGGGACGTTCCGTGCCGGAAGTTCCAAGGAGGGGACGCACGTGCTATCCCAAGGACACGCGCTGCTCGCGGCACCGTCATCGGTGACCGAGGGTCGGCGCCTCACGAAGTACGAGCAGGCTAAATTCCTGCTTCGTACCGTCGCTCCGTGCTTGATCCAGCCCGAGGAGGCAGACCGGCTCATCGACTACGTGGTCGATGAGTCGCAGATGTTCCGCGAGGCTTCGGTCGAGCGCATGACCACGAACGAGCAGACGATCCGCTTCATCAATCTCTCGAGCGGCATCCTTCGGCTCGCGACCTGTAACGAGACCCCCACAGAATCGGTCTCGATCACGAACACGAACAAGTGCCTGAAGACGATCAGTCTCGATGCCAAGTTCTTTCTCTGCGATGACGACTTGCAGGACGGGATTACCGGCCCGCAGTTGGAGCAGCAGATCATGCGGATGACGGCCGAGACGATCGCGAACGAGACCGAGCGGATCGCGTGGATGGGGAACACGAACGGGAGCTACACCGATCCCTCGAACGTGAACAATGCCGTCATGGGAGCGCGCGATATGTGGTATCGCCAGCTCCAGCAAGGGCACATCCTGAACGGCGGTGGGTTCTCGGGCGCCGATGCCGGGGACCGAACGATCACCTTCCACAAGCTGAATTGCTTGGTGCGTGCCCTCCCGACCAAGTACCGCCGGAATCCCGAGCAGCTCCGGATCTACATGCCGAGTGATATGTGGATCGATTACGCGGAGCTCCACCAGGGTCGTGAGACGGTGCTCGGCGATCGCTCGCTCTTGGGGCCGGTCCCGCGGGAGCACATGTCGGTCCCGATCGTGCCCGTGCCTTTGATCCCGACCAACATCCGCGCCTGCGGGTGCGAGTCGCTCTCGACGTCCACGGGGACGTTCATGGTGGTGACAGACCCGGCGAACCTGGTCATCGGGATTCAGCGGAACATTACGTTCGAGCGGTGGCGCGATGGACCGCGGCACCTGACGTGGCTCATCTGGACCTTCCGGTTCGATGCGCTCGTGTTCAACGAGGATGCGACGGCGATGGTCGACTGCATGCAGCTCGATGCGTGCGCTTCGACCTGCACGCCGGCGGCTCTGCCGGCCGGGCGCTGTGTTGCCTGCATCAACTAAAGAATCGGGCCCCATTCTTTAATTAGCTGGGGTCCGGTTAAACAAACGGTAACAGCGGGGGCATGGGCCCTCGGAAGTAGCGACCTTCGGCGAAGCGCGGTAGCTCTGGCCGGTTGCCCACGGGTTCTCCGGGGCCGGCTGGAAACGCGCTTCGCCGAAGGGGACAGAAGGCCTAAAGGCCAAGACGACTCACCCGGCTCTTGAGTAGCCGTCCGCCTCCCCCGCCCCAGCCTACCCGTAGGGGCGAGACAGTCGAGAAAGGATGACCGTGCCTCAGGTGGTCCTGGCGCGAAGCCTCACCTATGCCCACAACGGACGCGCGTTCCGCCGTGGCGAGCCCCAGGACGTGCCCGAAGGCGACTATCTCTTCCTCCTCTCGCAAGGCTTCATCGACCCGAACCACGAGCTCCAGGTGGTGCACCCCTCCCGGCTCACGCGGGCGCCGGCGGACTCCGAGATCCCGATCGTCCGGACCGGCGGGCTCGGCGATGTGCTGATGGTGCTCCCGGCACTCAGGGAATTGGCGCACCGGTTCCCCCGGCTCCGGTTCACCTACGCCACGGCGCACGAGTTCGTGCCGCTCCTCCGGAACTGCCTCTTGGGACAGCCGGGCGGCTTTCTCCACCGGGTCTGCGCCCTGGCCGATCTCCACGGGCGGCTCCCGTGGGTGATCGATCTTCGTGGCTACTCCGAGCGCGACGGCCGGGAGCGCTACGACCGGATCGGAGTTTTCGCCCGCTATCTGTTAAACGGCGGCGAGCCCTTGGACTGGTCCTATCCCCTCCACGCGACCGACCTTGAGCGCTTGCAGGGCAAATCCACAACCGGGGCGCTCGATCACGGGCGGCCGGTCGTCGGAATTGTCGTCGGCTCGCACTCGCAGTCGGGCATGCGGAATTGGCCGACGACCTACGTCGAGGACTTCGCCGAGCGTGCCTTCGATCATGGCTACCGCGCGGTGCTGATCGATGACCGTGTGCATCAGCTCACCCCGCGGCTCGCGGCGGCGGGGGTGCGCTCACTCGCGGGGCACTTGACGATCCCGACCTTGCTCTCGGTCGTCGCCTCGCTGGATTACTTGGTAACGCCCGATACCGGTGTCCTGCATTTGGCCGAAGCGCTGGGCGTCAAGACGGTCGCCTACTTCACGAGCGTGCCGCCGGAGGCGCGAGCCGTGCACTACCGCCACGTGCGGTCGCTCTATGCCGCGGTCCACTGCGCCCCCTGCTACCACGCGCCCACGTGCGGCGCGCCCCCGGGGCAAACGCTCTGCGCCTTGGAGGTCAAGCCCGCGCGCGTGTGGCAAGAGATCGAGTGGATGGCGAGTAACGCGCCGCCTTACGCATTCCGAGCCGAGATGGCCGGGCCGAGCTGGGCGCCGGTCGAGTTCTCTCAACCGTTGGAGGCAGTCGCGCCATGAAGCATTACCTGTGGATCTTCGGGCTCACGATCTTGGGACTGGCTCAGCCGGTAGAAGCGGGCACGTGGTACGTCAAGAGCTTCAGGGACATCCCCGAAGGCAGGGTAATCCTTGATCTCTATACGCGCGAGGCCGATGCAGACACGCTCGTCTGTACCGCCTGCCAGTCTACGAAGGTCGTCGATGTTCTTTTCCTCCAGAAGCGAGACGAATGCGAGTCCACTGAAAACGAGCTTTACCCCTTCGATGGCAGGGCGTGCCTAACTTCAATACCTACGGATGAGACGGCATGGATCGTCATATCCAAGAAGGAAGTGGATGGCGAGGAAGGGGTCTTCTGCTATGGCCTGAACGTCTGTAGCACCAGCCCCAAGAAGGCGAAGGGGAAGTAGATGTACTCCGTACGAGGACGAGCGCCGGCCACGGCGGCAACTGCCGATCACGCGGTGTGGAGTTTCTGGAATCCGCACTCGACCCAACGCATCAAAGTCATCTCAATCGCGATGTTCGCGCAGACGGCGGCGACCGCGGGCTGGGTGGTGCGGATGCGCCGCATCAGTGCCCGCGGCACGGCGGGATCGACGGTTACGCCGAACAGCTCGAACGACTCGCGGCTCGGCGTGGCTCCCGTGTCGGGAGCGCTCCTCGATCTGGCGCAGTTCTCGGCACAGCCGACACTGCTCGCCAGTTCCGTGGACATGCTGATGGGATACCCGTTCCCCGCGGTGATCGGAGCCGGTGTGGTGTACCCGATACCCGGTGGCGTCGAGATCGGACCTGGAGCTGGCATCGCCTGCATCCAGGTACCAGCCACCGCCGGACCCATCATGGAAGTCACCGTCAACTGGCTTGAGGACTGGTTGTAAAACCGATGCCGACCTACCGCGTGACGATCGTTGCCTTCATCCAGCACCTCGGTGAGGATTTCGATTGTCCATTGCCGGCGAGCAACAACCAGAGCCTCGGTCGCACCTGGGGTGCACAGCTGCCCAACTATGACGGCATGGACAGATTGGGTCCGGTTCCATCCGGCGTGCGGACCTTGTACCCGAGCAGCATGGCGCATCCGTTGATGGACTCGGAGCCCATGCACTCGTCAAGCGCCATCGCTCAGTATTCGGCGCCAGCGTATTGGTGGCAATCGCAGGAGTTTGAGGACACCGTGGCGGTGGCACCGTCCTTCGTCGCCGCGTGGGGTGCCCGGGCGAACATGGGAACGGGGTACAACGTCCAATGAGCACGCTCCGCCAAAACGTTGCCGGTCAGCGCGTCTTTTTCGTGCTCATCAACGCCACGACGGGTGCCGGCTTGACCGGTGCCACGGTGACGGTGAACCGCGGCATCGACGGCGGGGCGCAGGCGGCGGCCACGGGCACGGTGACGGAGCTTGGCCTCGGGCAGTATCGGTTCGACCCGAGCCAGGCCGACACCAACGGCGACCACGTGGGCTACATATTCACGGCCACGAACGCGATCCCGGTCAATGCCAACTTCGTTACCACGAACGCCAACCCGCACGACGGGGTGAGCCTCGGGCTCTCGGCGGTGAACTCGCAGGTCGTCGGGATGAATGCGAACGTGGTCACGGCGGCGGCCATCGCTAATGCGGCCATCGATGCCGCCACTTTTGCCACGGGTGCGATCGACGCGGCAGCCATTGCGACGGGTGCCATTACGTCGGCCAAGTTCGCGGCCGGCGCTATCGATGCGGCTGCGATCGCAGCGGATGCCATCGGATCGAGCGAGCTGGCCGCATCTGCGGTGAATGAGATCGCCGATCAGGTATGGGATGAGGCGAGACTGAGCCATACGATAGCTGGAAGCATGGGTGAAACCATGAATATTCTCGCTCTTCTTGATGCCAACACGATCGCGGCCGCGGTTTGGGATAAGCCGACGAGTGTCCATACAACGATCGGCACTTTTGGGCAACGCCTACAGAGCAACAACGCAGGGGCTGTTAGTGGTGCTGGTGGCCCCGGCGAAATTAATTTGGATGCCAGCGCGGAAGGATCGGACGATTACTATAACTGGCAAATCGTATTAATCACAGAAGGGTTTGGGGTAGGCCAAGCGCGGATCATCATTGATTATGAGGGTGCAGCCCGGAAGGCCATCATCAGTCCTGATTGGGTATTTACCCCGGATGCCACAAGCGAATACGTTATCTTGCCGTTTGGCGTGATGCCGGCGGCGATGATCGCTGGAGCTGTTTGGGACGAGACCCGCGCAGCCCATGTGACTGCCGGGACGTTCGGCGAAGGCGTCGCATCCGTCCAGGGCGATATTACGGGCAATGTCAACGGTAATGTGGTGGGTTCCGTGGGGTCGATCGGGGCCAACGGGATCAACGCGGCATCCTTTGCCGCCAACTCGATCACGTCCTCCGCACTCGCCACGTCCGCAGTGGATGAGATCGTGGATCAAGTCTGGAACGAGATCCTATCTGGACATCTTGGGGCGGGCTCGACGGGCGAAGCCTTGAACAATGCCGCCGCCGCGGCACCAACCGCCGCAGTCATCGCCGATGCCGTGTGGGACGAGCTTCGTGCTGGACACGTTATCGCCGGTTCGTTCGGCGAGGGCGTGGCCTCAGTTCAGGGGAATGTCACGGGGTCGGTGGCCAGCGTGACGGGTAACGTCGGCGGTAATATCACCGGCAGCGTGGGCTCGGTCGCGGCCAACGGGATTACGGCATCATCGCTCGACGCCACGGCCATCGCCGAGATCGCCGACGGCGTGTGGGACGAGGACATCGTGGCCGCGCATGGCACGGCCGATACGTCGGGGCTGATCCTCTCCCAGCTCACGAAGCGCGCCGTCACGCTCTCGACGGCCGTGCTCGACGGCTCGGTGGTCGGGCAGATCCTCGACGACGGTACCGCCGTATATGACCGCACGACGGACTCGCTGCAGGCGATCCGTGACGCGCTGGCCGCCGCAGGTCCGACCGCCGCCGTGATCGCAGACGCGGTATGGGATGAACTCCGAGCTGGGCACGTGATCGCCGGCAGCTTTGGGGAAGGTGTCGCGTCCGTGCAAGGAAACGTCACCGGCTCGACCGCCTCCGTGACGGGGAACGTCGGGGGCAATGTCGTGGGATCGGTGGGCTCGGTGGCCGCCGGTGGCATCACCGCCGCCTCCTTCGCTGCGAATGCGATCACGGCCGCAGCACTTGCCACGTCGGCGGTTGACGAAATCGTGGATCAGACCTGGGATGAGGCATTGGCGGGGCATCTCAGCGTGGGCTCGACCGGCGAAGCCCTGAACAACGCGGCGGCGGCTTCTCCCTCGGCCGCGGTGATCGCTGATGCAGTTTGGGATGAGTTGAGGGCCGGCCACGTTATTGCGGGGTCCTTCGGTGAAGGCGTCGCGAGTGTGCAAGGCAATGTGACTGGGAGCACGGCCAGCGTGACGGGATCTGTCGGCTCGGTCGTTGGCAATGTGGGCGGAAACGTGGTGGGGAACGTCAGCGGTAACGTGGTGGGAAGCGTGGGATCCGTCGCGCTGAACGGGATAACGGCCGCGAGCCTCGACGTGAGCGCCGTGAACGAAATCGTGGATCAGGTATGGGACGAGATCCTCGCCGGTCATCTCGGGGTCGGGTCCACCGGGGAAGCACTGTCCAATGCGGCAGCGGCTTCTCCTTCTGCCGCCGTGATTGCCGATGCTGTCTGGGATGAATTGCGCGCGGGTCACGTTATCGCTGGTTCGTTCGGTGAAGGGGTGGCGTCGGTCCAGGGGAATGTCACGGGCTCCACCGCCTCGGTCACAGGCAACGTCGGCGGTAACGTGGTCGGCAGTGTGGGCAGTGTGGCCCTGAACGGCATCACGTCGGCCTCCCTCGATGCCACCGCCGTCAACGAGATTGTCGACCAGGTGTGGGATGAGATCCTTGCTGGCCACCTCGGCGTCGGATCGACGGGCGAGGCGCTGTTCAACTCGGCGGCAGCCTCGCCGTCCGCGGCAACGATCGCGGATGCAGTCTGGGACGAGCTACGGGCAGGGCATGTGATCGCCGGTAGCTTCGGCGAGGGTGTTGCCAGTGTCCAAGGGAACGTGACGGGCACGGTCGCATCGGTCACGGGGTCGGTCGGGTCGGTGGCCTTGAACGGAATCACCGCGGCCTCGCTCGATGTCTCGGCCGTGAATGAGATCGTCGACCAGACCTGGGACGAGATTCTCGCTGGACATCTCGGAGTGGGGTCTACCGGCGAGGCGCTGAACAACGCCGGCTCGGGCGCGTCAGCGGCCGTAATCGCCGATGCCGTATGGGATGAACTCCGTGCCGGCCATGTGATCCCTGGGAGCTTCGGAGAGGGAGTCGCTTCGGTCCAAGGCAACGTGACCGGATCCGTGGCTTCCGTGACGGGCTCGGTGGGCTCCGTGGCGCTGAACGGCATCACGGCCGCCAGCCTGGATGTATCGGCGATCAACGAGATCGTGGATCAGACGTGGGATGAAATCCTCGCGGGGCATCTCGGGGTCGGCTCCACCGGCGAAGCGCTCAATAACGCCGGCTCCGGTGCCTCCGCCGCCGTGATCGCTGATGCCGTCTGGGACGAGCTGCGCGCCGGCCACGTCATCGCAGGCTCGTTCGGCCAAGGCGTGGCTTCCGTGCAAGGGAACGTGACGGGCACGGTTGCCTCGGTCACGGGCTCGGTCGGATCGGTGGCCCTGAATGGAATCACGGCAGCTTCGCTCGATGTCTCCGCCGTGAATGAGATCGTCGATCAGACGTGGGACGAGATTCTGGCCGGGCACTTGGCCGTCGGCTCCACGGGTGAAGCCCTCAACAATGCGGGCTCGGGGGCGTCGGCGGCGACGATCGCCGCGGCGGTCTGGGATGAACCGCTCGCAGGACATGTGATCGCGGGCTCTGCCGGCTTCGCCGAGAACCTGATCGACGACACGCTGGCGGCCGTGGTGAACGTCCAGGGCCGGCTACCGCTCACCCTGAACGGCGGCCGGATGCGCTCCCACGTCGAGGCCTGCGATCCGCCCTGCACGCCGACGGGTGGCGGCGGCGGTGCCGTGGATACCTTCGAGGCGGTGCCGCTATGAACCCGTGGGCAGCAGGAGTCATCGGTCTGATCTTCGGCTTCTGTCTCGGGGTCATCGCTGCCGCACTCTGTGTTGGCTCGACGGCTGACCGATTTCCGATCAGTCGTCAGGAGCCCGCAGGCCCGGCCCCCCTGCCCCCGTCGAAGCCGCCCGAGAAGCTAGCTCCCAAGCCACGCGCGAAGAGGAGTGTGAAGCATGGCCGTTGATCGTGGGCACGCCCAGCCGGGCCAGACCGTGCGACTCCGCGCTGCCTTCTCGCTCGCCGGCACGCCCGTGGATCCCTTCCAGATCCGGCAAGTGGAGATCTTGGACGAGAACATGGCCGTCCTTGCCACGATCTCGGGGACGTCGATTGTCCGCGCAGCACTCGGCCAGTACTACGTCGATTGGTTCGTGCCCTCGAGCGAGCCCGTCACGATCCACTTCGATCGCTGGTTTGCCACCGCCTCCTCCGGGGGCGTGGAAGAGCCCTTCACCTTCGCCTTCCAGGTGCTCGCCTTCTCCACGGCGACCGCCGGCACGCCCTACATGACCGTCGAATCGGCCCGCACCTGGCTCCCCGATGCCTCCGAGATCACCGCAGAACAGCTCGCCCAAATGGTGCTCCTGGGGCAAGAAACGATCGAGTGGGTGACGGGCCAAACCTTCCTGCCTCAGACATCGGCCCGCATCTTCGACGGCTCGGGCCGGGGGACGCTCTCGATCAAGCGCCCGATTCAGAGCGTCATCGAAGCGCGCGTCCTCGCGTGTCATCCGGGGGGCGAGGACTCGCTGATCGATCCTGCGGGGATCCGGATCTCGGGCTCCCGCACCATGCTTGCCTTGGGGAACGTGCAGCGCTACAGCGACCGCTTTGCGTCGGGGTTCGTGGGCTATCCCTGGGGCTGGCCCGGTGGCGGGTGCGGAATCTGGCCGCCCGGGTTCCAGAATATCCAGATCACGGGCGAGTGGGGTGCCTTCGCCTCACCCCCGCGCCAGATCACGGCCGCCCTCGGGCAATTGATCCGCTATGCCGCAGTCTGCGATGACCCGCTCGGATTGACCGATGCCGCCTTCTCGTCCGAGTCCACGGACGGCGATCGGAACTACACCATGCGGGACATTTTCAGGAAGGCGCAGATCAACAACGCGACGGGGTACGCGGACGTCGATTCGATTCTCGCCCGGTTCCGTCAAGGTGTCATCGTGGGGTCGGTCTAGGCGCCATGGTTACGTTTACCCGCACCAGCAAATCGCTCCTACCCGATCGGGTGGTGCGCGTCGATCGCCGCTTGCGAATCGACGACGGCATGGGCGGGACCTATCCCAAGCATCAGACGATCATCCAGCGCTATCACGTGCGGCTCTGGCCCGAGCAGCATCAGCGCCGGGAGCGAGTCGAACTCGGCGAACAGGAAGCAATCCAGGACTATCGCGCCGTCGCCGATCCGACCCGGAACGGCAAGACGGTGATGATCGGGGATCGCTTCTTCGATCAGAAAAACAACGAGTGCTACGACGTGGTGGCGGTCAAGCGCCCCCGCCCGGGGCTCGCGTATTCCGCATTGATCCACTACGAGCTCCGGCTCGTCAAAGACGGATGCCCGGATGCGGCCGCCGGCTACGGTGCGGCGACGGCTGGGGCTGGCGAAGCGGGTGGCGCGGCTACGGCCGGCGGTCCGACGCAAACGCATTTCATCATGCGGCACTTCGGGGGCGATGAAATCCTCGGCTGGCAGGCGCTCCCCTACTTCGATGGCGTGATCTTCAATCTCCAATATGACGACCCGGCCCAGATCGCCGAGCTCGAGGCCTTGGTCGCTGCTGGCCGCCGGTGGTGGCGCTATTACACAGTCCTCGACTACCCCTTCAGCGCTACGGCCTTCGGGGGCACGACGCCGCCGCTTGCGACGTGGTTCAACTATCTGCGCGACAATATCCAATTTCTCGGCTCAACATCGCATCGCCGGTTCCGGGTCGCGAATACGGTGGGGCTCTTCGAGGGCACGCCTGCGGGCAGCCCCTTGCAGCAGCGCGAGCTGATCCCGCACGGGCTCTTTACCGCGGGCGAGCGCGCGGCGATGGTGGCGCAGATGGTAGCGCTTGCCGATGCTCCGGGCGGTATCTCGATCCCTGCGTCGGGCGTCTTCTTCGATCAAGCGTGGCTCAACCTCGAAACCTTCCAAGTCGAGTCGAATCTCCTCGCCGAGTCCGGGCATGGGAACCTGAAAGAAACCCCGCCGCGCTTGACGGCGCTCGACTACGCGGGGACCGAGGCGGCCTTCGGAGACGGTGGCACCTGGAACACGCATCGCGCAGCACTCATGGCGCTCTATTCCGAGATCGCGACGGCGCTCGGCCAGGGCCGCTATGCGATCAAGAATGGCGAGCATCGGACGCAATCGGGGGACACGATTCCGAAGCCGTGGATTTTCGAGAATGCATGGAACAATCTGCGGGATGGCAACACCCAGCCCGAGCGATGGGCCAATGCCAAGGCCGGCTTCGCGACCGATGCCCGGAACATTCTCTCCATCCGCTGCGAGACGCAAGCGAACGCGATGATTGGCGTCCCGGAAGCGCTCGCCCACTGGCAGGAAACGGGAGGCTGGATCTCGTTCACCGACGATGACTCCGTACAGGGGATTGCGAACCGGGAGACGGCCTATCTCGAAGCGGCGGCGGTGCTGGCCGCGATGGGGATTCCTTCCTAATGGCTGTCTACAAGTCGAACGGATTCAACCAGACGGCCGTCAACTTGAAGCGGCTCCAAGCCCGGAATCGCGAGCTTCTGAAGCAGATCTCAAGCGGGCTCCCGCGGACGATGATGAACGCGGGGCAGATCATTGAAGCGCGCGCGAAGGAGATCCTGACCGAGAAAGGCCATATCGTGACCGGCAACCTCCGCCGCTCGATCAATACGCAACTCATTGATGCGACCGAGCGCCGGGTGGTGGTCGCGGTGGGTTCCTTCGTCGAGTATGCGCCCTTCGTCGAACGCCTGCCCGATGGCGGCTTCCTCTTCCCCGCGTCCGTCGAGACCTTGCCGCAGACGATCCGGTTCGTCTACGACAACGGGATCAAGAAGCCCGAATTGAACTGGGGCCGGGCATGAGCTACTTCACCGGGCGCGATATGGCAGCGGCGATCCGAGACGCGCTCCTTGCCGATCCCTGCCTTGCGGGGCTCCTCGATGACGAGGCCGACGTGAGCCACGGCACGGATGCCTTCTGCGATGAGCCCGTGAACGCGCACCCGGGGCGCGCTATCCGACGCGAACAGATGGGGTGGCCGAGCGACTTCTCCCGCGCCGTTATCACCTACGGGCGCTTTCAAGCGATCCCCGCCTTCCCGGCGAGCGTGCATCCGTGGGTCGAGAACTGGTCTTTCGTCGTGAGCGTCTTCGCGCGCGAAGGGATCACGCGCTCGGACGGCACGGACGGCGGATCGGGGGACTTGTGGGCGCTCGACATTTACGAGCACGTGCGTCGGATCTTGGGATGGGTCCGGGGAAACGACGGGCTCCCGTGTAACGGCAACTTCCGGGTTCTTAGCCGGCGGCATGATGGAGAAGTCCAGCCGCTCAAATTCAATGACTCTCACCGCTACTGGCAGATCGCGACACGGTTCACATGGATGACCGTGAGCCGGGGGCTTATTGCTCCGATCTGCCTGCCTTGTGAAGCGCCATAGGAGGGGCGAACCATGCCGAATCCTGCACTCTGTACCGAGTCGATCGACCAGGCCTTAACCCTGGGCACGTTTCGCCTCTTCATCCAGGCCGCCGGTGGGACCGAGCAAGAGGTCGGGAACATCGAGACGGGATCGTTTCAGTACACGCCGAACATCCTCGAGCATCGGCGTGGGATTGATAACTCGCTCGACGCGCTCTTTGCACTCGGGCGGGATTACATCATCAACTTCACGACCGACGCGATCACGGCCCAAAACCTCGCCGCCCTCTTGAACGAGGATCCCGTGAACACGATCGACGGGTGCAAGATCCCGCTCACGGGGAACCGGTGCGTCCGGTCCTACGGGGCGCGCTTGCTCCATCTCTTCCCCTGCGAGTCGGAAGGGACGCTCGAAGTCATCTTCTGGCGGGCAGCGATCCTCTCCGAGTTCACGCTCAACTTCGAGCGTGAGGCCGTGGCCACGGTGCAGGGAGTCATCAAGGCGCTCAACTGTGCGAGTGCCCACCCGACCGAGCCCTACGGCACGGTGACGCTCTTCGGCACCTGCCCGGCATCGTAATGCATTCGCTTCCGCTCGGCCAACGGGTGGCCATCTGGTCAGGGGCGCTAGGGGCTCGTCGTGGCACCTTCAAGCCCACTAGCTCAGAGGGTTGCCTTGCGGCCGAGCGGTCCATGTCGAAGGAGAACCCATGACAGCGACGATTGACCATGACCGGGTGTGGAATAACCCGCCCCCGGTCGAGATCCAAGGCAAAGCGTTCACGGTGAGAGAGCTCCCCGCGGGCAAGCTCCGGCTCTACATGCGGGAGATCCTCTCGATCATGGGGCGCGCATCCCGTGCCCGCGAAGACGAGCAGGCGGACGTGGGTGTCACGATGATCGAGGACTATGCGGACCAGGCGGTCGCCTTGATCTCGGAAGCCACGGGGCTCGAGGTGCAGGCGATCAACGACTTGCCGGGCAGTGTCTTCATGGAGCTTGCCTCCGCCGTCCTCGCTGCACAGGAGCCGATGGTGAAGGCTTTTTTTCGACTGCGCCAGCAAGCCGCCGCGCTGGCGCCGAAACCAGCGGGCCAAGCGAATGGGAATACCGGTCGGCACAGCTCGTCGGAGAGCTCGTCGGCGCCGGATTCGACCTTGAAACTGTCCTCCAACGATTGACCTATAGCCAGATGATCCTCTTTGCCCGAGCCGCCCAGCAGCGTCAGGTGGACCGCTACCTGACCGAGCTCGCGATTGCCCACAATCCGTATGGCGAGAAGGAGAGCGACCGTCGGAAGCTCTTCACCGAACTCCGGACCGAACGCGCTCGGCTCATGCGCGGGGACACGGGCGGCGGCGGGAGATCACGGCGGCAAGAGGGGATCAAGCTCTCGGATCTGACGGCGGCCTTGGGGCCGATCAAGCGGGTGACGTTGACGCCCGAGGAGATGGCGGCGCGCCTTAGGCCGCAGGGAGCGCCCGTCCGATGAGCGTCACGAATACGATCGAAACCCGCTTTGCCGCAGACGTCACGAACTACGTCAGCGGGGTCAACAAGGCCAACAAGTCGCTAGAGAGCTTTATTGAGAGGAATAAGACTCTCGGTCAGGCGACCCAGAACGCTGTCAAGTCGATAGCTGCCATGAGCCCTGCGGCCTTCCTGGCCGTGACTGGATTGACCGCGTTGGGCACGGCAGCCATTGCATCGGCCAAGCAGGCGATTGCTTTGGCGGACGATCTTGCGAAGGTATCCGCCCGGACGGGGCAGACTGTCGAGTCCTTATCCGCGCTCAAGTTCGCCGCCGAGCAATCCAATTCATCGTTCGAGGATGTGCAGGTCGGACTCCGTACGCTCGCACGGACGACGGCTGCCGCCGCCAACGGCAACAAGGCCGCTGCAAAAGCCTTCAAGGACCTCGGCGTCGAGATTCGTGATGCCAACGGCAATCTCAAGAACAGCCAGCAGCTATTTCGCGAGGTGGCCGATGGTGTAGCGAGCATCCGTGATCCCGCTCTCAAGTCGGCGGCTGCGGCGGCCGTGCTCGGCCGACAAGCGGGGCCGGCGCTCGTGCCATTGCTGAATGAAGGCGCGGCTGGGCTGGATGCCTTGGGCAAGGAAGCAAGCGAGCTCGGCCTGATCATTAGCGCCAAGTTTGCGCGCGAATCGGATGAGTTCGGCGACAATATCAATAAGCTGCAAGGTCTGAGTATTGGTTTTGGACAGGCCATTGCGTCCGAAGTTCTGCCGGCCGTAAATCAGTTGCTAGTCGAGCTCATCAATTTGGGCAAGGCCGGCCTCAAGCCGACGATTGCGTTTCTACAGGAAACGTCTTTTGTCGCCACCAAGGCGGCCGCAGCACTTGCTTTGGTCAAGGTCAGCGGCAAATTGGCTGGCGCACAGTTGCGCGGCAACAAGGATGCCGCGACGGATGCCCGCAAACAGTTCGATGATTTGAACGCAACGCTAACGCGTACCAAGGAAGAATGGCTAGCGCTACGCGAAGCCTCTCCAGCAGATGAGATCAAGCAAACCGGCGGGGATGCGCTGACATCAACGCAGCAGCTGAGCCAGCTGGTCGATGAATTCACTGCGCTGGACAAGGCCGTTGATCCAGTCGTGAATCTTGCCAAGAGCCTCGCCGGAGTATTCCCCGAGCTGAATCCACGCTTTGCGAATCTGGTCGAGCAGTTGAAGGGGGTTGCATCCTCGGGCCCGGAGGCAGCGAAGGCGCTCAAAGATGTGCTGGCAGTAGCCGCGCAAGCTCGCTCCGATATTTCGGACGAGCTCGGCCAATCCTTCCGGGATCTCACGGGGGGCGGTGGAGAAGTCGGCAGCCGCATTGGCCGCCCGCTCTCGCGGCAGGGCGAACAACGCGAGGCTGGAGTCCAGGGGCCGCTCACGCAGGAGCAGGCGGCGGGTGGGGGCGAGCCGCTGGGGGCGACGCAAGAGGCGCTGGGCGAAACGCCAACGTTACTAGAGGACGCGGTCGGGTTCGGTGAGCAACTGGGCGCGGCGCTTCTTGAGGACGCGATTAATGCCGAAGCCCTGAACACGACGCTAGCCAAGGGGCAGGGGATTCTCGCCGGGCTCACCCAATTTGCGTTCGGTCTTGGGGATGCCATCGCGGACGTGTTCGAGGGCAACAAGACAGCGATCGCCGAATTCTTCTCGAGCCTGCTCAAGCAGCTTGGCCGGGCGATCATCCGTGCAACCATACTTGCCACAATCCTGAGCATTATTAGCGGCGGCGGGTTCTCTATCGCGGCGATTATCAAGAGCGCGGCATCGCAACTCGGATTCGGATCGTTGGGCTTCCAGGACAAGGAAAGTTCGATCATGGGCCGCGCATCCCAAGCACGCGGGATGCCGGGTGGATTCGCCGGCCCCGCGCTCGCCGCGGCTCCCGCTGCCGGCGCCAATTCGTCGCTCGTGGTCCAGATCCACGAGCCGGGCCCGCTCACATGGTCAGAGATCACCGATCGCAAGGTGCTGCCGCGCCTCCGTGAGCGTCAGCGGCGCCTGAACGAGCAGCCCCTATGAGTAACGTGATCCGGATAGCGCACGCTGACTTGGCAGGCGGCGGGTTCATGCTCACGGACGATGAAGTGGTGGAGCTCGAAGTGCGCCGGGAGCAGATCGTGGTCGAGCAGATGGCGCAGGCCGGCAATCTCTCCATGATCTACGTCGGCGAGGAGCGGTACGAATTCGACTTTCTCTTCAACGTCTTCTACCAATCGACGCTCCAGAAGCTCGAATCGATCCGGCTCCTGCGGCAGACGTTCACGCTCTACCCGTTCATCTTGGAAGAGCCGGCCACGGCCTTTACCGTCTTCTGGCCGGAGCAGCCGACGATGACGGAGCGTTGGGTCCGTGGGCGCCGCTTCGCGCAGTGGGATAAGCCTGTTACGTGGAAGGAATCGCGCGAGGTCCTGTGTCCGCCGGTCGGGGGGAGCTAGATGGCGATCGTTGAATTCCTCGACGGCTGCGATCTCCCGCCCGTCCTCTTCGGCACGGGCCGGCTCTTCATCACGAGCGGCAATGACGAGCTCGACTGCGGCAACTTCTCGCTCGTGGACTTCATCGGGGACGGGGAGACACGGCGCGTCTTTTTGGGCGCCGATGAGGTGGCCTCTCCCGTCGCGATCACGGGCGCCTATCGGCTCGAGCTTACGGGCGACAGCTTCTCCGAAGAGAACTTGGCGCGACTCCTGAACGAGGAGCTCAACTCCATGATGGCGGGAGCGCGGCTCATTAACCTACGCACGGTGCGCGCAGCGCCGACCTACCAGATCAGATTCGAGAAAGAATACCCGGTCTCGGAAGGCTGCCCGGTGCTCCGCTATATCAACATCTATTTGTGGCGCGCCTATCTCGATACGTCCTTCAATTACACCTTCTCGCAGGACGAGCAGACCGTGCATCGGTTTGTGTTCACAGCGCTGCCCGACCCGATTGCCCACCCGTCCAATCCACTGGGGCGGGTCGTCATGGATAGGCCGTAAGGCATGGCGAACGCTCCGACACGGCTAGAGGGGGCCGAGCTCGGCACGATCATTTCGGTGAACGGAGACGCGACCGCCGGTGCCGTATCCGTCCAGTCGGTGATCAAGCGTTCCGGCGACTATGCCTTCCGTGTGACCAATAACGGGGTCGCGGTGGCGTCAATCGTCCTCGCCCTCCAATTCGACACGGACGGGAAACCGGCGACGGCTGCCGGGTTTCTCTCCGTCGCGGCGAGTGCCCGGATCTACGTCTATGTGCCGGCCTACCCCACGGTGCTCTCGACGTTCCTCACGCTGGAGAACTTCGCCGGGACGGATCGCTCGGTCGTCCGCATGACCACCGCTGGACTGCTGGTGCTCGACGGGATTACCGGAACGATCCCGGCGGTTCTCAACTCATGGAACCGCATCGACTGGCTCTACAACTCGGCATCGACCGGATCGGTCGGGCTTCGCTTGAATGGATCGCAGCAGTTCACCGGGGTCACGCCGACACTCAACGGCACAGTGGGGAGAGTGCGGCTCGGGAAGGAACTCGCGGCCGGCGCCTACGATTTCTACTTCGATGACATGCGCTTCGAGGCCGCGGCATCGGTGGCGCTCCTTGACTATCCCCCGCCCGGCGCAGTGCTTCCGATCGACCCGGATGGCGACGGCGGCGAGGATGGACAATTCGCGGTCGTCCCGCCAGCGAACCAAGCATGGCAATCGCTCCAACGCCCGGAGGACGATCTCACTTTCACCGGGACCAACATCGGGATCAGCGGGCCGGGGACCGCGATCCGCCGTCAGACCGTGACGCTCGAGCCACTTCCAACGACGCTACCATCCTGTGTGCAAATCTGTGGGACCGCGCGGAAGGAAACCTCGACTACGGCGTCGGTGCGGCTCATCGCGCGCTCCGGCGGGACCAACTTCGATCTGACAGTGACCGATGTGCCGGACGCCACGAGCTATTGCTATTACGGGAACCTGCGCGCCATCTCTCCATTCACGAGTGCGCCGTGGACGCTCGTGGAATTGAACGCACTGGAGATCGGGTTCTGGGGGCAGCCTTCGGCGTCATCGTTATCCATCCTCCGCTGCTCAACCTCATACTTGCTGATCGATGTCGATATTCCCGCGCCACCCGCGGGCGGCGGCAGCGCGAGCCTTCCGAGCGGCGGATCGACGCCCGCCCCCGAGCCGGGCCCCGATGTCTTCTGCGCGTCCGTAATCTTCGATCCCGGCGGGATGCAGGAATTCGATCTCTCCTCCCGGCTCTCGCTCGCGCGCCCGCTCCGGCAAGAGCGGGATATCCTCCTCCGCGACTACCGTGCTTCCGATGCCGATCTTGAATTCCGGGACACGGACGAGCTTTTCATCGAGACGAATCCCTTCTCCTTCCTCCGGGATCCTGTCACCGGCGAGCCCAACTGGTTCGGGAAGCGGGTCACGGTCGATCTCCGGATGGGGCAGGCAGTGCTCACGCGCTTCATCGGGCAGGTGCTCGAGGTGCAATCCCTCCGCGGGCGCGGCATTCTCCGGATTGCCGACCGTTTCCAGGCCATGTTCGACCGCCCGCTCTTGGCGAACAGTGTCGGCCGGATCGTCTCGACGTCTGGGGCGCTCGGGCTCGGGCCCGCGGCCGGGATCGTGACCAACGCCCCCGCCACGGGCTGGTATCTCGGCAACCTGACCCTTCTCAACCAGTCGCCCGCGACCCGGAACCAAGCAACCAAGTGCCAGACCTGGACCCTGACCTTCACGTCGGACGCGATCCCCGACGGCATCACGCTCCCGAGCTTCTTCATCACGGGCTCGGTCACGGGCTTTGACGGCGAGGGCCAGTACGGCGTCCCCGGCTCCTTCACGTCCAAGTCCGGGCAGATCGCGATCAATACCGCCCGCCCGGGGGACATCCGGGAAGACGCCCGCGCGCTCCCGCCCGCCGACCGGACGGCGCCCAAGAACAGCACGACCTCGATCCGGACGGTCTGGCGCCCGACGGCGGGAACGACAGCCGTGCAGGCCATGCGGCAGTTGCTCCTTGACTGGCGTGGCGTCGGGCTCGATCCCTCGGAGATTGACGGCTCACTGGATGCGCTGATCGGCACGGCCGCAGACCAGCTCTTGCCGGCGGCCGAGTTCATCCCGACGATTGCCCGCATGTCGTTCGACGAAACGCTGAACCTGCTGGCTGCCGTCCAAGCGATGGCGCTCCATCTCGGGTGCTCGTTCATCGAGAAGGCCAACGGTGATATCGGGGTCGCATCCTTCATGCCGCGGGTAGTCCCTGAGCCGCCCGTGCTCTGTCATTCGGCAGACCTCATGGATCTCCAGATCGCTCACCTGCCGATCTACAACGAGTACACGGTCGAGCATGCGTTCTCGGAATCGAATGACAAGTTCACGCAGGGCTTCGCCTCACCGGAGCCGACGGATAACGACAGCTTCGAGCGCTACGACAAGATTTTCCCCGCACCGTCCACGATGCAATTCCGGGGCTACGATGCCTCGAACCTACCCTGGATGCAGTCGATTGCGCTCGCTCTCTACGACCGGTACAAGGACCCGCGGCGGATCTACGCCGTCCGGGCGAAGTCCGAGCGGCTGGCGGCGGATCTGGGGGACGTCTTCCGGATCGACTCGCTCGTGCCGACGATCGGGCCGCGGTTCACGGAGCCGGTCTCGATCGACCGCAACATCACGGGCGATCTGACGGCCGGCCTTGAGCTCGTCGAGGTGGATTCCGAGATCGTGTCGGGCGAGTGCGGTGGGTATCTCGGGCTCGATACGAATCAAACCGGGCTCGATGATGAGTGCTGGGGGGTGTTCTGATGTCGAAGGCGCGGGTTAACTGGGCATTCCAAGAGCGGCCGGTCTCATCGTCGAAGATGAACCAGGCCAACACGGACTACATCACGCCCGGCCTGCCGATCTGGAGCACGTTCTACACCTTTGAAGCCACGGCGCTGTCCACGTCCCCGCGACTCTTCTATCCCTACAACCCGCAGAAGTCGGTGTTCAACCGGCTTTATATCATCGGTGCAGCGGTGGCGAACGCCACGGATGAGACGGACGAGTTCGACGTGTCTTTCGATGGCGGGGCCACATGGACGCCGGCCTTCCCTTCGGTAACGGCCGCTCCCGTGACGATCCTTGCTACGACACTCGTCGAGACGTGGAACCTGGACGTCCAGGTGGCGACCTTCCAATGGATCGGGTGGCGCTGGGCCGGGCCGCCAATCACGAGCAGCGCGCACATCGCGTTCATGGGCTTCCTCTACCGTTCAACGGATACGCCGTTCTAGGAGGTGTCGCACCATTGCTCACGTTCGCTCGCTCATCGATTGCCCGAGACGTGGCGTCGCTCCATCCGACGCTCTGGCAGATCGTGCGCGAGCTCGCCGACGGCATGTGGTTCGAGTACACGAGCCAGGAGAACATGATCGTGACGGAGATGTTCCGCACGCATGACGAGACGGTCAGGATCTACACGGAGGCAGGGCTCACCCCGCCGGCGGCGAGCGTGCATGAGTCGGTGCGTGTCTTCGGCGATCCCTGGAGCGGCTGCCGTGGGGCCGATATCTCGGTCCGGATGGCGCGCCCCGGGATGCGCTACAGCGATTGGCCCTACTTGCCGGCTACCGTGGTGCGGAAGGTGGTCGCGGCGATCAATAACCGGTGGAGATATGCCCCGGACGAGAAACATCAAGTAGCGCTCTTCCATGCGGTCGCGGGCCAGCATCTTCATCTTCAATGCCGGCCCGAGAGGGAGACCGTGCGTCGCGAGGACATTCCGCCGGGGGTGCCAGCATGAGTACCTGGAAAGTGGAAGGCATGGAGGAACCCTGCCGCTGCTATCAGCGCGCGTGCATGCAGAGCCTACGGATCGCGCAAGCGCAGTCACACGATGTCCGGGTGCAGTACTTCGGCCCGAAGGACAATCCGAACCGGCTCCCGAATCAGAGCGACTTCATCACGCATCCCGACGGCACACGGGACTTCCGGATTGATCCAACGTGGTGGGAGAACCATAAATGAATCGGGTGGGGCTCCAGGAATACTTCGAGAAGATCCTCGCCTTCCGCTTCGATGCGTTCGACAAGATCATCAAGGCGCGATTCGTCGCAATCGAGAAGGCGACCCAGCTTGCAGCGAAGCTCGAAGCCGATATCCA